CAGTGAAAACACGGCAACTGATGTTCCTAATCAAACGACTTTAACCTACGAAGCATTGGCTACCCTTGAAGCAAGTTTTACATATCCTCATGGTATTGTGCCTGGAGGAAACTTTATTACAGTAGTTAGATCTGATGACGGAGAGAATAACCATAATTTAACAGCTGGTAGTTTTAGTGCTACCGAGGTACCAAGTTTGTCATCGTTACGATTTAATGCTAGAGCCCCAGGAAACATTGATACATCAACAGATTCAATTGATGCTGATGTTTATACTAGACCGGATTCATTCTTTGTACATAGACCATTTGATGGCGGCGTACAATTAGGCACAGGCGGTCCTCAGTATGGAGCACAAGCAATACGTCAAAGTAAAAAGTATATTAGATACCAATCAGGTAAAGGTATTATGTACACTACGGGTGCTTTATTTGCTCCAAGTTATGATATTTTAACTATTGATGCTAACGGTATTGAAATTGGTTCAACTATAACTGTTGAATTAGGAGATAACGATCATGGATTACAACCAGGATGTGAAATTAAAATAATTGGTTGCGAAACTGCTGGATATAATGGCGAATATTATGTAGATGATGTTATTAATGAAAGAACATTTACATATATTTCTACTAGAAGATTAGGCTCTAAAAGAGGGGTTCTAAGTCCAGAATGTCAAGTATCAACACTAAGATGGACTGGTGCCATAGTTAGAGCAGGTATTTTTGATGATCAGAATGGTATCTTTTGGGAATATGACGGACAACAATTAGCAGTTGTTCAGCGAACAGCAACAAAACAAGTAGCAGGTACTATAGCAGTTGATCCTGATAGCAACATTGTTTATGGAACAAATACACGATTTAGAGATCAGTTAAAAGCAGGAGATAGAGTTGTTATTAAAGGTATGACACATGTTATATCAAAAATTGATGACCAAACAACTTTATACATCGCTCCTGACTTTAGAGGTGTAAGATCGATTTCAGGTACAAAAATTAGTTTAGTACAAGACAAAAAAGTTAGACAACAAGACTTTAACTTAGATAGAATGGACGGTACTGGACCAAGCGGATATGATATTGATATAACAAAAATGCAGATGATTGGGATTCAGTATTCATGGTACGGTGCTGGCTTTATTGATTACATGGTACGTGGTGCCGATGGTAACTTTATATTCTGTCATAGAATCAGGAACTCAAACGTTAACACAGAAGCATACATGCGTTCAGGTAACTTGCCTGTGCGTTATGAAGTAACCAACGAAGGACCAGTCGCAAGGCTTGTCGCAGATGTTGACAACAGTCAATCATATCTCGAACTTGATAGTATTGAGGGATTCCCTACAGAAGGAACTGTATATGTAGATAACGAAATTATAAGATACAGTGGATTAGATCTAGCTCAGACAAGATTAACTGGACTAACAAGAGGATCAACATATAATTTATTTGCTCAAGGGGCTGATAGGGTGTATAGTGCTGGATCTACAGCAACTCATGATAAGAGAACCGGTGTAGTACTTTTAACAAACACAACAACACCACTTATTAGTCACTGGGGTAGTGCGTTTATTACAGATGGTAATTTTGACGAAGATAGAGGTTACATTTTCTCATACACAGAAACAGGCCTTACTGTTAGTACAACAAGACAAACAGCATTCTTGTTACGTCTAGCACCAAGTGTTTCAAACGCTGTTCCAGGCGATTTGGGAGAAAGAGAATTACTTAACAGGGCTCAGTTATTACTACAAGGTATTGAAGTTACATCAGATGGTGTTGATGGGTCGAATAATCCTATTACAGGCGGTATTATTGTTGAAGGTATTCTTAATCCACAAAACTATCCATTAAATCCAGGTAGTGTTGGTTGGTCAGGATTAAGTTCACTAGCACAAGGAGGACAGCCAAGTTTCGCACAGGTTGCAGCAGGTGGTGGTATTACATGGACAACATCGCAAACTACAACTAATGCTAATATTACAGCTCAAGCTGTAATTCAAGCTACAGCCCAAACTAATGATAGAACTAGAAATACTAACTACATTTATATGAGATACGCTTCAGGAACAAATGGAGGTACTAGTGGTATTGGACTCGAAGTTGGCGATCAAGTTGTAAGTGCTGGCAGTGCTAACATTCAGGCAGGAACAAGAATTACACAAATTGTAGGACCATACAGTTTCTTTGGTAACCAAGAAGTACGTATAGATTTGGATAGAAGTTTTAGTGGTACTATTAATACTAATGCCACAGTAACGTTTGCTAGAGGTGAAAATCTAACAGCAAGAAACTTCTTCTTAGCAACAAAAGCAAGTTTCGACGCCAGTGGAGCCACTCTTGGTACTCCTGTTACCGGTACGTCAGCTGGAACATTTCCTGCTAACACATCAATTAACAGTATTACTCCAGAAACATTTGGTACAACTGAATATTATAGAATCGTATTTAATAATTCATATTCAGGCACAATGGTTGCTGGATCAGGTACAGTTACAGTTTCGTTCTTTGAACCTGCGTTTGCTCAACCGGGTGAAACAGTATTTTCATTTATTGCTACGCCAGGAGAACGTTCAGAACTTGATCTTGCTTTATTGAAAGAATTAACTAATACTACACTTGGTGGTAGAGGTACATTCCCGAATGGTCCGGACGTTTTGGCTATTAATATCTATAAAACATCAGGAACAGATACAACTGCTAACGTTATTCTAAAATGGGGTGAAGCTCAAGCCTAATTTCCAGGCAATCATTAAGTACGCAGATAACTATTTGTATGATTACTGTTATTGGCGACTTTATTTTAGATATTTTTGAGTATGGCGTTTCGGATAGAATTTCGCCAGAAGCTCCGGTTCCTGTTATTAAAACTACAAAAACAGAATATTCAGCTGGCGGCGCTGGCAATGTTACTCAAAACTTAATTACATTAGGCTGTAACGCAAATGCCGTAGGTATTGTTGGTGTCGACATCAACGCAAATATACTTTCAGAACAGCTTCAAAATACCTATGTAAGTTATATCAAACATAATTCTAAACCTACTATTACAAAGAAAAGAATTATTTGTAACAATCAGCAAATAGCAAGAATAGATGCTGAAGAAAAATTTGACAATCCAATCGATGTAGAAAAATATTGTACAGAAGGTACAGAATATCTTGTTGTTAGTGATTACAATAAAGGAACAATAGGAGATTGTTCTGAACAATTTAAAAAATTAAAAGAAAGAAATGTAAAGGTTTTAGTAGATCCTAAACAAAATCTGTATAATTATAAACACGCATGGCTTGTTAAACCTAACAAAAAAGAATTTAAAGAACTAGTAAACGATTTTGAAGATTACGATGATCTTATACGTAAAGGCATATTAGCCTGTAAAAAATACGACTTTGAGTATATGTTAGTAACTCTAGGTCAAGACGGAATGATACTACTAGGAAAAAACGGCCACATCAAACGTCAACCAAGTTTTGAAACAGAAGTATTTGATATCACTGGAGCAGGAGATAGCACACTAGCAGGATTAGTTTATGGTCTTGTAAATGGTAATGACTTAAATGATTGTTTAGTTATTGCTTCTAAAGTAGCAAGTGTAGCAGTTAGTCATCCGGGAACTTATAGTGTAAAAGAAAAAGATATTAAAGAAAAGATTGTATTTACAAATGGTTGTTTTGATGTATTACATCTAGGACACTTAAAATTATTAAAGTTTGCTAAGTCAAAAGGCGATAAATTAATAGTTGCTATCAATAGTGACACAAGTGTCAAAAAATTAAAAGGTGAAGGCCGTCCAAAATTTAATCAAGAAGATAGAAAAGCAATGCTTGAAAGCCTTGCTATTGTAGATGAAGTAATTATTTTTGAAGAAGATACACCATACAACTTGATTAAATCTGTAAAACCAGATATAATAGTAAAAGGCGGAGACTATACAGTTGAAACTACTGTTGGACATGATCTAGCAGAAGTTGTAATTTTTCCTAGAGTAAAAGATTACAGTACAACTAAAATATTAGAGGAATCGAGATGACAAGACTTGAAGGCAAAGTTGAAAAGGGTTGGGGATACGAACTAATCTGGGCAACTAATGACAAGTACTGTGGTAAAATTATGGTATTTGAAAAAGTAGGAAGTAAATTTAGTATGCACTTCCATAAAGAAAAAGACGAAACATGGTTTGTAAACAATGGTAAATTTAAAGTTCGTTGGATCGATACTAAAGAAGCAAGACTATATGAAAAAGAATTAACAGAGGGAGATACTTGGCATAATCCTCCTCTACAGCCACATCAACTTGAAGCACTAGAGCCAATGAGCAGTATTACTGAGGTAAGTACTCCCGACAGTGTTGAAGATAATTATAGAATAATACCAGGCGATAGCCAAAAAAATACTGAATGATATACTACGTAGATATAGACGGAACAATTCTTAACACAAAAAACGGAGACTATGAAAATAGTATGCCTATTCGTGACAGAATAGAAAAGATGAATAAGTTGTATGATGAAGGACACGAGATTCATTACTATACAGCCAGGGGAACTAATTCAGGATTGAATTGGGAAGAATATACACAAAAATATTTAGAAGAGATTGGTGTTAAATATACATCATGTAAAGCGGGTAAACCACACTATCATTTTTGGATAGATGATAAAGCAATAAATTCGGAAGATTTTTTTAAATGATTATAGTAACAGGAGCACTTGGTTTTATTGGTTCTAATATTGTAAAAGAACTGAATAGGCAAGGTATTAAGGATATTATTTTAGTTGATGAAATGAAAAATGCTGACAATATTGTTGGCTGTAATTATCGTGAACTAGTCGACATGAGGAATTTTTATAAAAATTTCAACGACTGGAAAAAAGTTAAATGCGTATTTCATCAAGGCGCAATTAGTAGTACAACTGAAAAAAACAAAGCAAAGATAGACAGTTATAATATAAAACCATCAATGAAGTTGTTACATGACTGTTTAGAACATGATATTTTATTTTCATACGCTAGTTCAGCTGGTGTATACGGAACAGATTTATATTTTAAAGAAGATGCCGAACTAACACCTAAATCTTTATATGCTGAAAGCAAGGCAATTTTAGATCAAAAAGTACAGGAAATATTAAAGGTAAAACCTAAAGCAAAAATACAAGGTTGGAGATACTTTAATGTTTACGGAAACGGTGAACAATTTAAAGGAGATCAAGCAAGTCCTGTATATAAGTTTACAAAACAAGCAAAAGAAAAGAAGAAAATTTATATATTCGAAGGAAGCGAAAATTATAAAAGAGATTTTGTTTGTGTTGATGATGTTGTAAGAACTGTAGTTAATGCTAGTAAAGAAAAATTTAATGGAATATATAACTTAGGTACAGGCTGGACAGCAAGTTTTAAAGAAGTTGCTGATATAATTGCTTCTAAATATAATGCTACAGTTGAAGAAATTTCTTTTCCTAGAAAATTAGAAGGCCAGTATCAAATATTTACTAAAGCGGATATGAGAAAATTGTTAGAAGTTATGACAGTCGATGACTTTCAATCGATCGAGCAATATGTTTCACGGTCCTAACTTTGTCGTCCATTAATTTTTTGTGAGCGTTTAATTTATCTTTTAATTGTAAGTGTGTATTGTAAGTCATAGTATGGCCATCAAGACCTTGTGCTTGTTTATCAAAATCATCAACAAGAGATTTAAATTTTTCATATAAAACTTTAAATTCATCTTGTTCTTTTCCGCTTACAAAGTTAATATACTTTTCATATATTTCACAATCTCTACGATAAGTTGCACTTTTTTTAATCGATATCATAACTTTTACCTGTTGCTAGAATTGTTTCTAACTTAACTTGTGTAATTTTATTTGACAAAGTATTCTTTAAACCAACATGAATATTTTTAGGCAAATCGTCTAATTTAGTCCAACAATATGTTCCGTTTGGACTAGCAAAATCCTGATCAACTAAAACTACATAAGTGCTATATTCGAAACCGCTATCCTTGCTTGTATATAATTCAATAGGAACAAACTTTGCGTCTACTAAATTAAAATCTTTTAATAGATCTTGTGCGTCCTCAATAACAGATTTGTCACGTATAAAAGTAGGAACAGTCCATTTTGTATCCCAAATTAAGAATACTCTACTGCTTCTAGTTGAAAGAAATAATATACCAGCACGTTTTTGCATACTGTTATATATTAAGGAACTAAGTCAAAACCCCAATATCCGGCTGTGTATTCGCCTTCGAATGATTTAAGCCATTGCTCACCATCCCACTTATATTGGATCATTGTATTTTGATTTTGTAAGTAACGAACATCGGAAGAAGAACTTGCGTCAAAAATAACATTCCATTTTGTGCCATCCCACTTAATAATATCGTTAGCACTGGCTATAAAATCTGTATTTGTAGTACTCTTCCAAGCATCTGGCCCATCTGTATTGTAAGAATTTCCTATATCTTCTAGTATTAGATATGTTGTATCAGTTGGAATCGCTCCATTAAAATGATCAACTGGATTAAATGTAGTAGGATCTATAATACCAGTTACTAATGGAATATCTGTTGAGTTTGCTGGAAGTGTATCTTGATCAAATGTTACCACAAGATATGTTGAGTCTAACGGATTAACAGTAAATGTTCCAACTATTTCGCTACCGTTAGGTTTAGTAAATCTAATTTGACTAATACCATCTTTATATCCACCATAGATAGGCAATACTTCGTTCCAGTCTATACGTTCTCCTTGTTTTACAGGAGTTTGTAAATTCAATTCTTGTATAGCTTCACTACTATCAAGTACGCTAACATAGTAATCTCCAGTATCTGCTTGTGTAACAGTCTTAGAGCTTAATAGTAACACTCCGAACTCGCCTGGAGTAGCAAACTCGCTTCTTGCTGTAATTCCGCTTGTATTGAATGCTAACTCTTCAACAGATTTCATTGCTCCGTCTTCGTTAAACATGTTCATAACAATGTTTTGTACAACACCTAGTTTTTTAACTTTAACTGGCGGACTAATATAGATAGGCATTTCAAAATCCATTGAAGCAATATCAATATCAACTTCTGTGCCTTGTGGAATACTTCTACTAGAGAATGTTAATCCATTTAACTCAACAACACTTAAACTAGTCCAATCGATATAATTGTCTGTTGTTTGAACTTCTAAGCTAGGATTGAATAAGACTAATATCTGTTCTAGTATTTGTAATTTTTGATCAGTATTTGATGTCCAAAGATCAGCTCTCATTGTAAGTCTAAATGGTGTAGGCATCAAACGTTCTACAGTATACCCTGGACCTTGATTATTTTTATATACAGGATTACCATCTGTATCAAAATCATCATAATCTCTTTCACGTACACTAAGTTTGCTAACAAATGTTGGATCTGCTGTACGTGCTCTGTCTAATTCTAAACCGGTAATATAACAAGCAATCTTAGGAACACTTGGAAGTTTATTCTCACTGTTCTCCTTAATAATCTGTGCTACTTGTTTTGTTAGGTCGCCATAACTTACAGGAATTTTCTTTTCATCCCCGTCGCCATCCTTATACTTAAAGCCTATGAACATTCTCATAAACTGAGTAACATATCTTCTTACTTGACCGTCGTAGAAAAAATCCATTATTAATTGTCCGCTTTAGGTTTAAGCACTTTTGAAAGGCTCTGTTTTTCTTTTACTTGCTTGCCGTTAATTGTACTTACAGTAGGATTGTTAATAAATGATCCTTTCTGATTCAATCTTGGATCGCCACTTGCTGTATCATTTTGACTCATTGTCATTCTTACATTATCTTCGTATTTCACCCAACGTTTCCCATCAAATCTAAATAATCTCTTAGGATGATAATCTGTACGTAAACAGAATTGTCCTTCTACAGGACCTCCCGGGAAGGTAATACCACTTGTAAACGGAGCACCGTTTGGTGGAATAGCATCTTCGTGATAATTCTGGTAACCATCCTTAACTGGAGTTGCTTCAATAGTACTAGCACTTACAGCATTGCCTGTTTGCCCTGCTCCTATTGCTGTATTACTAGCATTAACAGTTTTTACATTACCAGTTTCAGGATCAATCGGAACTGTGTAATATTTTGTTGTATTATATCCTGACTTAGGAGCATCAGATTCTGCTTGATCTTGAACTGCTTCTGTAATTTGCATTTCTTTTTCGTATGTACTCATTATATCTCTGAGTCTATCAGCAAATTTATAATATGTACTATCCGGAGGAGCAATTCCTTTAACCGGCTCTATTACGGTGTAATTTGTACCTTCAAACTCAACAACATCACCGATTTCATATTGTACTTCAGGATTATAGATACCTTTGAAGTTTTCATCATCAGCAACTTTGTCAAGTATTTGTTTAAACTCTTGTGAATCTACTAATGGTGTACATTTAGCTCTGTATAAATGAGGATACCAAGTAACACTAAATCCTTCTGCGGCACGATTTACCTCTTCAATAACATAAAAACGTTTTAAGGCAAATGTTAAATCATTTAAGGCAAATTCATCTTTTAAGTGAGGTAACTCAATTACATCACCTGCCATAATTTTTCTACCAAGTTTTTCAACTGTGTCGTTTATATGGAACGTAATAAACAGTACATCATTTTGTAAGAACAAACCAAACTGACTTAGATTAAAGTCAATATTGTTTACGTTATAAACACCACGCAATGGGTATACATCTGGCTCGTATTTTCTATCTCTGTTTTCTAAAAATAGCATATCCTGAATACGTGTTTCAGGCGTAGATGTGCTTGATTCATAGTTTGGAACCGTAGGGCTATATTCTCCGTCTGCTTGTTCGCCGGGACCTATATACTTGTGTAAAAGTACGTCAGTACCGCCAACTTGGAACATTTCCCAGGCAGTTTTATCTATAAATTTGTAGTCGTTGCCCTTCTCTGGGCGATATAAACTTAATCTTGGCATAAACATATTTATCGGAACGATAAATACTTACATGAGCCAATTAGATCAAGAAAAACAAAAAGTATTCAATTATTGCCGCACTATGCTAGGTGAAGGCATGATTGACGTTGAACTAGACCCCGAGCACTATGAAACAGCACTGGAACGTGCTTTAGGTGTTTTTAGACAGCGTTCAGATAATGCTGTTGAAGAAAGTTTTGCTTTTCTAAAACTAGAACTAGATCAGAACGAGTACACGCTACCAGATGAAATACAGATGGTGCGTGAAGTAATGCGTAGAAGTATTGGATCTAGATCAGGTGGTGGACAAGGTGGTACAGTGTTTGAACCATTTAACCTTGCTTACACAAATACATACTTACTAAGTTCAACCAATATGGGCGGACTTGCTACATATGAATTATTTGCCGGTTATCAAGAACGTGTCGGTAAAACATTTGGTAGTTTTATTCAGTTTACTTGGCATCCAGAAACTAAGAAATTATTCATTCATCAAAGACCTAGATCAGAAGAAGAAGTAGCACTTCACGTATTCAATACTAAACCTGATGTAAGCATAATTAAAGATGTGTATTCAGGACAGTGGATTAAAGATTATACTCTTGCTAACTGTAAAATGATGTTAGCACAAGCACGTGAAAAGTTTGCTAGTATCGCTGGTCCACAAGGCGGAACAGCACTTAATGGTGCTAATCTAAAAGCAGAAGCACAAGCAGATTTAGAAAGACTTACAATGGAATTGACTACTTCAGTAGCAGGTAGTAATAATTCAGGTTACAGTCTGATTATAGGATAAACAATGAAAGCATCAGAATTTACATCAGAAGATTACGAAGCATACTACATGGAAGCCGCTAAAATGGTTTGGGGTGTAGGTAAAAAAGATGCTAGAGGCGGAACTGTAAAACAAAAATTCCGTTGTGCTTCAGGTCCTAGAAAAAGTAGACAAGTAAGTCATCCGTCTAAGTGTTTCGATCATCCTAATGTAGCAAGAGCACAGCAAATGAAGCGTACTAGAGCTAGAACAGGACCTACACAAGCAAGACATCAAAAGCGTACAAAATCTATTAATACAGCAAGTGTATTAGCAAATAGATTGAACAACCCTAGAAGTACTAAAAAAGCCAAACCTTGGTATTAATGGTTGACAGCAGAGCTGTTTTACCGTAT